GTGATTTTGTATTGTCGCCGGAGCAGAATACGCAGACGCCAGAGAATAACGGCAACCTGGATAGTATTGAGATATAAATGGCTAATGTAACGATTACCCAACTACCAGCGGCCCAGGCTCTAACCGGCACGGAGTTGGTTCCTGTTGTTCAGAACGGGCAGACGGTCCGCACGACTACCGGGGCTATCGGTGGCGGCGGCGGGGGTGGCGGTGGCGTTCAGTCTGTTGATGTCTCAGGCGGCACTACGGGCCTAACGACAAGCGGCGGGCCAATTACAACGACGGGGACTATCACACTAGGTGGGACGCTTAATGTTGCTAACGGTGGAACTGGTGGCCAGAACGCTCAACAGGCTCGAGCAAATGTCCTCCCGAGTTATACGGGAAATGCATCATACGTTCTTCGTGTCAATGCCGGCGCTACAGATGTTGAGTGGTCCGCTTCCGGTGGTGGGGGTAGTGGAAGTGTTGTACAGGTTAATACTGGAACGGGTCTAACTGGCGGCCCGATTACCACCTCCGGGACAATTGCGATTGCCACGAGTGGGGTAACGGCCGGCAATTACACAAACCCAAACTTTACTGTTAATGCGCAAGGTCAGTTGACGGCCGCATCCTCTGGCTCTACTCCGGTTACGAGCGTCTCTGGCACGGCTAACGAGATCACTTCATCTGGTGGCGCCACCCCTACGCTGTCCTTGCCTAGTGCGCTCACCTTTACTAGCAAGACGATCACGGGTGGCTCGTTTACTGGCGGGACGATCAACAACACGGTGATTGGTGGCACGACGCCTGTTGCCGGCACATTCACCTCTATCAATGCCACGAGCGGGAACATTACTGATACACCCGTTGGCGTCAACAATATTGTCAACAAGGCGTATGCGGACGCGGTTGCATCTGGTTTGACGTTTCACCAGAACTGTGACTTGGCGACTGACGCAGCGCTGCCAACCTGTACGTACAACAACGGCAGCTCTGGTGTTGGGGCCACGCTCACCGCCACCGCTAACGGGCTGTTAAGTGTTGACTCTGTGGATGTGGTGGTCGGAAACCGGGTATTGGTAAAGAACCAGGCAAATCAAGCGCATAACGGGATCTATTCGGTCACTCAGATTGGGGATGGTTCGACGCCATTTATTCTGACCCGAGCAGCAGACTACAACACACCTGGCTCGACGTACCTCAACGTTGACGCTGGCGACTTTATGTTGATCCTGACCGGGGCCACGAACGCCAATACATCGTGGGTTCAGACGGTCCTGCCTCCAATCACAATCGGCTCTACGGCCCTTGTCTTTGTTCAGTTTGGCTCTGGCTCGGCGATTTATTCAAACGGCACCGGGTTAAATTTATCTGGCACGAATCAATTCAGCATCGCGAATACGGGCGTATCCTCCGGCACATACGGCACTGGATCTCAGGTGCCCCAGATTGCTGTTAATGCTCAGGGGCAGGTTACCGGGGCAGTTAACACAAACATTGCGATTAGCGGCAGCCAGGTTACATCGGGGGCGGTGGCGATTGCTCAGGGTGGCACTGGCCAGACCTCGCAGGCGTCTGGATTCAATGCTCTGTCTCCGATCACTACGCTTGGCGATCTTATTGTTGGCACCGGGTCTAATGCCGCGGGAAGGCTTGGTATTGGGTCTGCCGGACAGGTATTAACGGTTCAGAGTGGAACGGCTACCTGGGCTGCTCCAACTGGCGGCGGCGGAACTCCTGGCGGAAACCCAAATACAATTCAATATAACAATGGCGGTGTATTTGGTGGCCAGACCAACTATACGACTGACGGGACGGATGTACAATTAGGGGCTCAAGGGGTATTTAAGTTTGCCGACCTTGATTCGAGTAATTTTGTTGGATTTAGGGCTGCCTCAACTATTCCTAGCAATGTAACCTGGACGCTTCCTACGACAGACGGGACGGCGTATCAGGTTTTGGCTACGAATGGTTCCGGCACACTTGTTTGGGTTACGCAGAGCGGCGGCGGTGGTGGCGGAGGATCTCCCAATTTGGATGGTGGGGTACCTAACTCAACCTACGGCGCGATTACACCAATTAACGGGGGGACACCGTAATGCCTGTTCAGATACAACTTAGAAACGGCACTGCATCCCAGTGGACCTCGGCCAATCCTGTTCTTTCTGGCGGTGAGCTAGGCGCGGAGACGGACACCAACAGATTCAAGATCGGCAACGGATCTACCGCCTGGAACAGCCTTGGGTACTCTCTCGGGGTGTCGTCAAGGGGTGCATACGCAGGCGGTACTCAATACTATGTAAACGATATTGTCTCGTCTAGCGGCTCAAGCTATATCTGTATCCTGAACTCAATAGGTAACGCGCCTCCGAATGCGACCTATTGGGCTCTACTTGCGCAGGTTGGCACGAACGGCACGAACGGCACAAACGGAACAAATGGCACGAACGGGACCTCGTTTACATGGCTTGGGGCGTGGTCTGCCGGCACAACTTACGTCGCCAATCAAAACGTTTCCTATAACGGCAGCAGCTATATTGCTATCGCGACGAGTACCGGGGCCAATCCCTCGAGTTCTCCTGCTTCGTGGAGCCCGCTTGCTCTGGCTGGATCGGGTAACGTAAACGGCCCAGGAAGCTCTGTAAGCGGCAACTTAGTCTCGTGGAATGGCACTGCCGGGACGACGATTGCGGATTCTGGTAAGGCGGCTCCTTCTGGCGTCATTGTTGGCACGACCGATACCCAGACGCTGACGAACAAGACGCTCACCAACCCGACGGTAACGAACTACACCGAGACCAACTTCACGGCAACGGCTACGGGCGGTGCAATTACACTGTCGTTGACGAACGGAACCTTTCAGACGATTACGACTGTCTCCGGCTCAAATGCTATTACGTTGCCTGCGCCTGCTACTGGGAAGAGCCTGACAGTGTTTGTGGTGTACGTCACAGGTGCGAGTGCATTGACCTTCTCTTCACCTTCTGGGACCTTAAAGTATCCGGGTGGTACGCCTCCAACTGCTACTCTGGTAAATGCAAAGGTTGATATTTACGCATTCATCTCGGACGGTACGAACTGGTACGGCGTCCAATCCGGGGCAAACTTCTGATGTTGTCAACTAGCAAAGCTCTATTTCGTAAGCCTGGTGGCGGTGCTGGACCGACTACTGACGCAACCTTTGCCTATGTCCCGCTGCTCTTAGAGACTGGCTCGGCGTCATCTCTGAATACGACGGTAACCGACTCCGCGCAAACACCAAACACGGTTACCCGAGTAAGCAACCCAAGCACTGGGTGGGTCTCTCCGTACCAGACTGATGGGTATTGGGGGAATTTTTTTCCGGGCGGGGCTAGTGATACGTTAAACCTTGCCACAAACGCTATTCCTGCATCCGGTGCGTTTACTTTTGAAACTTTTGTTTATGTGACTGGAACAGCAGCAAGTCAGGTTATCGCCGCGCAATACCCTAACGGAACTGCCTCTGGTAGATTTCAAATATTATGGAATGACACTGCAAATAAATTTACTGTTATTCTTGGAGGCGGCTCTGTTTTTGTGTCTGATGCAACTTATTCAGCCAACACTTGGCTTTATTTGGTTGTTCAGCGTGATGCCTCAAACGTCTGGTCAATGTACGTCAACGGTACTCGCAATACCGCAACAGCCTCAAACGCGACCGCAATTGACACAGCTGTAACTTACATCGGCAACCGAAACACTGGCGGAACTCCATACACCGGCTACATTTCTAATCTACGGGTTGTTACCTCCGCTCTGTATTCTGGCTCAACCATCAGCGTTCCGACAACGCCGTTTAGCGTAAGCACTACAAACCAAGTGCTTTTGACTTGTTACAGCAACAGGTTCATTGACGCAAATACCGCTACAACAGCAAAAGTTATTACGGTCAACGGCACCCCCCAAGTAACCCCATACTTCTACCCTAGTGGATTCACCGCACCAGCCGCGAGTCCGGGTGCTGTTCTGTTGAATGGTTCAAATCAGTTTCTAAAGTCCACCACTGCTACTACAGCTTTTCAATTTGGTACTGCTCCATTTACTGTTGAGGGCTGGATATATCGAACCCCTAAAGCATTGCGGCAGTATATTTGCGGCGGGTCGTTTTCTGGCCCTGGGTTCCAATTAGTTATGGACTCGCCGGGGTTTTTTATTTATGGCGGTGTTACGGGAATTGGGAATTTGCCATTTTCTACAATTACAGTTACGGAAAATGCTTGGACTCATTTTGCAGTAGTTAGAACAAACACATCCTCAAACGGGTCGGCATATTATATTAACGGCGTCCCCGCTGGAACATTCCAAATCTCATCAGACATTTCGGGAACAGCTTCATTTATAAATGTTGGAACAGCAAACGACAGCACTGCCGAGCCAACTAGCGGATACATCGGCAACTTCCGCATTGTCAAAGGGACAGCCGTCTACACAGGCGCATTCACCCCACCAAGCGGACCACTGACCCAGAACGGCGGGACGTATCCAAGCACGACAAACGTCAACACCAGCATCCCGTCAGCCAATACATCCATCCTTCTGGGGCTCGCAGACAGCAACTACCTCAGCGCAACGAACGGCGTACAGAACAACACCTTTATTGACGATAGCAACTACGCCTTCCCCATCACCCGCAACGGCACACCGACGCAGGGTTCAATCACTCCGTATTGGCCGAATGGGCAGTGGAGTAACCTTTTTGCGGCGAACGGAGACTACATAAGCGTTCCTGATGCAGCAAATCTTGAGTTGGGTAACAGCGACTTTCAGATGAGCGCTTGGGTATACTTGACCGCTTATCCAGCTAATAATGCTGGGAGTTATTCATCTTCAATCCTATCTAAAGGCACTTTTGCTGGTACAAGGAGTTATGAATTCGGCGTTGGAGGCGCTTCTGGAACGACGCTCGGATTAGGTCTTACGAATACCGGGGCCACCACCACAAATATCGCAGGTTCCTTTTCTTTTGCACTAAACACTTGGTATTCGGTACGGGCTACTAGAGTCTCTAACCGTGTTTACTTGTTTGTAAATGGAAATCTGCTTAACGCAGGCGGAACAGCATACACAGACACTGTTAGCAATGGCACTGATACATTAAAAGTTGGCCGTTCAAACCTAGACGCGACCTATCTTTTCCAATTTTTTGGATACATTAGCAACGTAAGTCTTGCTATTGGGGGTAGCGGCTACTCTATTGCGTCTTATACTCCGGCAACAACCCCGACGACAACCGTTACTTCTGACATCAAGTTTTTAAGCTGCCAGAGCAATCGTTTTGTTGACAACAGCAGCGTTCCAGCCACAGTTAGCATTTTTGGCGCCCCCCGCGTCCAAGCATTCCAGCCGTTCTCCCCAACGGCATCGTACACCACTGCGCTGTATGGTGGGAGCGGGTACTTTGGTGGAAGTCCAAGTTATCTATCATTTCCAGCAAATTCTGCAATGAATTTTGGAACTGGAGATTTTACCGTTGAGGCGTGGGTCTATCCAACTGCCACTCCGGGTGATGGGGCTGGACCTATTGGGGGTGCAACTTCAAATATATTATTTGCATATTCAGCCGCAGCATTTCCGGGCAAATGGGCGTTTGGAAGGAATAACGTTGCTTTTGATTTTTCTTCTTTAACTGACATTGTTTTAAATACATGGACTCATTTGGCAGTTAGCAGAAGTAGCGGCACAATAAGATTCTTTATAAACGGAGCCTTGACAAATTCTGCGTCAAACTCTAACTCATACATTTTAACTGGCGGCGGGAATATCGGTTTTAATGGAGCAAGCAGCTATTTTACGGGTTACATGAGCCAAATTCGTGCTGTTGGAACCGCAGTCTACACCGGAGCCTTCACCCCACCCACGCTCGCACCGTTAGCCACGACAGGACCAGCGAGCGCAGCAAGCTACTCAAGCACCACCAACGTCAACACGACCTTCCTAACACCGGCCACTCTCCTGCTCAACATGGCCAACGCAGCGATTTACGACGCCGCCGTGCAGAACGATATTACGACTGTTGGGGATGCTAAGACCGACACCACAATTAAACAGTGGCCGCTAAGTAGTGTGAAGTTTGATGGTTCGGGGGATTATCTTAATGTCAGCGCAGGGTCTCCGCAAAGTTTAACTTTTGGAACCGGCGATTTTACAATTGAGTTTTGGGTTTACTTTAACAGCAACACTGGGTTCCAAACTTTATATGACGGAAGGGCGGCGGCGGGTATATACCCATTGCTTTATCTTAACAGCGGAGTCATAAATTATTATGTTGGATCAAGCGTTGCAATTACTAGCGTTCAACCCCCGACAGGTGTTTGGATTTTTATGTCTTTGATTAGAAGCAGCGGCACCACGCGGTTTTTTATTAACGGTACTCAATCTGGTGGAAATTACCCTGACTCTAACAACTACTTGGCACCTCCAACATCTGGAGCAAGAGTTGGAGCAAACTTTTCAGGTAGCGATTTTTTGTCCGGTTATATTCAAGATTTCCGAGTTACTAAAGCCGCTCGTGCCGCCACGCCTATCCCGACCGCAGAATTCCCAACGAGGTAACCATGCAAATTGCTAACCAAGACCTCATCATCAAAGACCACACTGAGTGGTTCCCCAACACCTCCTTCGGTGAGCGTGGGCCGTCTGTGGATTGGATCAAGTCCGAGGGCTACTACATCATCTCGGCATGGAAGGACCACGACCACGCAACAGAGAAGCTAGTCCCGGCCAACCCGCATTTGTTTGACGGTATGTGCTGCATTGTTGACGTAGAGCCACTGACCCAAGAGGAGCTTGACCAGCGCGTAGTAACACAATGGCAAGTGATTCGTACTCAACGCAATCAAATGCTTAAAGACAGCGACTGGACTCAGGTGGCGGATGCTCCTGTTGACAAGGCAGTGTGGGCAACGTACCGCCAGGCTCTGCGAGATGTTACTACCCAAGCCGATCCGTTTAACATTGTTTGGCCTTCACTAAATTTAGCGGAACCAGAAGATGCCAGTTAATCTATCGCCCGTAGCGGGAGCAGCGCAGCAGTTCTTCAGCAACAGCGGAGTACCGCTTTCTGGAGGGTTGTTGTACACCTACGCGGCTGGCACAACCACGCCGTTGGCTACCTACACAAGCGCCTCTGGTGCAACTGCTAACAGCAATCCAATTGTGCTGAACTCAGCAGGGCGGCTAGATAACGAAGTTTGGCTAACGTCTTCGTTGGCGTACAAATTTATTCTTAAAGATTCTAGCGACGTCACCATTGCAACCTACGATGACATCCCTGGGATTGGCAGCGTCAGCGGCCTGACCAGCGGCACATCGATCCTGTACGGAAACGGCAGCGGTGGGTTTAGTAACGTAGTGGTTGGGTCTAATCTAAGTTTTGTTGGTGGTACGTTGTCTGCCACTGCGGGCGGGTCTGGAACTGTGTCAGTTGGTCTATCAGCACCTAATACATTTACTGTTACGGGCAGTCCAGTCACCGGTTCAGGCACTTTAACCCTAACGTATTCTGGAATTCCTTTAGGTATTAACTACGGCGGTACTGGCGTTGATTCACTACCGCGCGATTCAGTTTTACTTGGAAACAGTGACGATCCGATTAAATATGTTGCACCAGGCACGACGGGCAACGTATTGACCAGCAACGGTGTTACTTGGTCAAGTTCACCCCCAACAATCCCAACAACTGCGTTGGCTGTTGGGACGTATTGTGCGGCTCAACCTTTGTCATTGCCCTCTGGCGCTTTAACTCCAGGCGTAGATGTTTCAGGATCACTTTTGTTTCCCGCAGGTAGCTTTAATCTTTCAACACCTTCTATTACCCTTCCGGGTACTTGGCGTTGTATGGGCTATTGCGATAACTTAACAAGCATGACCTTGTTTCTTAGAATTGCTTAATGTAGTATCACCGTACCGGCGCGGATCACCGGGGAATCTCAGGATTCAAAATGTCCGAAGAAGTAGTAGCGATTGAAGCGGAAGTAGCGCCCGCGCCGGAACTGGAAGCCACGGCGGCCCCGGAACCTGTAGATACGCCGGAAGTTGCGCCCAAGACATTCTCGCAAGAGGAACTTGATGCAGCAATCCAGAAACGTCTCGCAAGAGAACAGCGAAAGTGGGAGCGTGAGCGTCAAGCACCACCGCCCGTTGCCGTTGATGTCCCGCCAGCAGATCAGTTTGATTCGGTTGATGCTTACGCAGAAGCCAAAGCAATCCAGCTAATCGCACAACGGGACCAGCAAAAGCAACAGACGGAGATTCTTGAGGCATATCACGAACGTGAAGAAGAGGCTCGGACCAAATACGATGACTTTGAACAAGTCGCGTACAACCCAACTCTCAAAATCACGACTGTGATGGCGCAAGCGATTCAAGCCTCTGATGCTGGCCCTGATGTAGCTTATTACCTCGGGTCCAATCCAAAAGAGACAGATCGCATTTCTCGTCTTAGCCCAATCTTGCAAGCAAAGGAAATTGGACGCATTGAGGCTAAAATAGCCAACGATGTGCCAGTCAAACGTACTACGTCCGCGCCCGCACCGATTAGTCCAGTAAACGCCAGAACTTCAGGCAATCCAAGTTATGATACGACCGATCCTCGGTCAACAAAAACCATGACTGCATCGGAATGGATTGAAGCAGAAAGGCTGCGCCAGACTAAAAAGTGGCAAGCTCAGAATCGCTAACTTCTTTTAGGAATTACCATGTCAAATAGCATTCTCACGATTGACATGATCACCAGGAAGGCCCTGGAGATCTTGGAAAACAATCTGGTTCTCACCCGTAACGTCAACCGCCAGTACGACGATTCTTTCGCCGTTGAAGGCGCTAAAATCGGTTCGACTCTGCGTATCCGTCTGCCCGACCGCGCTCTGGTGACGGACGGTGCTGCCCTGCAAGTTCAGGACGACAACGAGCAGTTCACAACCCTGACCGTTTCGACCCAGAAGCATATCGGCGTGAACTTCACCAGCGCCGAACTGACCATGCAGTTGGATGACTTCGCAGAGCGCGTTCTCAAGCCGCGTATCTCGCAGTTGGCATCTTCTATTGATGCAGATGTGGCCAATGCGTACAAATCTATCGGTAACACGGTTGGTACGCCTGGAACCACGCCAGCTTCTTCGCTGGTCCTGCTGCAAGCTCAACAGAAACTGAACGAGAACGCTGCCGTAATGTCGCCACGTTATGCAACGGTTAACCCCGCTGCCAACGCTGGTCTGGTTGAGGGCTTGAAAGGTCTGTTCAACCCAGTTGATACCATCAGCAAGCAGTTCAAGAACGGCATGATGGGCACGGGCGTTCTGGGTTACGACGAGATCAATATGTCTCAGTCGATCAAGCAGCACACCACGGGCGATTTCCCTGTTTCGCCAATTGTTTCTTCTAGCGCCACGTTTGCCGAAGGTCAATCGACCCTCGCCATCACGTTCTCTAGCGGAACCAAAACGGTTAAGCAAGGCGACGTTTTTACCATCAACGGTGTGTTTGCAGTCAACCCACAGACCCGTGAATCGACGGGTGCGCTTCAGCAATTCGTTGTGACCGCTGACAACAGCGTGACCTCCGGCACTGCAATGACCTTGGCAATTTCTCCTGCGCTTTACACGGCATCAAATGCTTTGGCAACAGTCAATGCGTTTCCAGCTACCAGCGCGGTCATCACGTTTGTTGGAACTGCATCAACTCAATACCCACAAAACTTGGTCTACCACAAGGACGCAATCACGTTTGCTACGGCTGACTTGTTGCTGCCGCAGGGTGTTGATATGGCTGCTCGCGCAGTGCATAACGGTATTTCGTTGCGTGTTGTGCGCCAGTACGATATCAACAACGACCGTCTGCCTTGCCGTATTGACGTTCTGTATGGCTTCTCGGTAATTCGTCCGCAAATGGCTTGCCGTATGTGGGGTTGATTTGAAGACAGGGGCTTTTGCCCCTGTTTGATTTTATTTTCAAAGGAAATATTATGGCTCTCCCTAATGGTGGTGGTGGTTACCAAGTTGGTGCTGGTAACCGTCAAGAAACAATTCTGAGCGCTATGGCCGCTCCTCAGACGGCCACGGCTACTGCAACTCTTACCGCAGCGCAGATCGTTAACCAGATGTTGGTGGCTAACCCATCAACTTCTGCCGCAACGTACACGCTGCCTTTGGGCACGGCAATTGATGCTGCCGTTCCTAATGCAACGGTCGGCAGCACGTTTGACTTGTCAATTGTCAACATTGGCACTTCGTCTGGCGCTGTGACGTTGGCTGTTAACACTGGTGTGTCCGACGGCGGCAACGCCTTGGTTGCTATCGCTGTTACAACCAGCCAGTTGTTCCGCTTCCGTAAGACCGGCGACGGCACTTACGTTGTGTACCGTTTGGGCTAAAAGCCTAAATCTAAGGGGGAGGGCCACAAGCTCTCCCCTTTTTTAAGGAATTATTATGCCTAATACGCAAGCAGTTGGGGTCGCATATTCCGACCCAGAATTTACGACTTGTTACGCAAATCAGGAACTTGGGTACGCAGCGGGAGCGCAAGGCGCGGTAACTCAGTTGACTAGCAAGTCTACTGCCGTTACGCTGAACAAAAGCGCCGGTCGCATTACAATGAACAATGCGGCTTTGGCTACACAGACCCATGTTTTGTTTACGCTTAACAACACTACTCTTGGGCCTAACGATGTTTTGATCGTTAGCGTTTCGGGTGGTGGTACTGCTGGTGCTTACTGGCCTTACGTTGCCAGCCAGACAACCGGCAACGCCCAGATTGGCCTGTTTAATAACACGGCTGGCAGTCTGTCTGAGGCTGTTATCATCAACTACGCAATCATCCACTGCGCAAACTAACAGGCGGGGCTTCGGCCCCTCCTTCTGAGGTTTACGATGGCAACATATTCTGCTGGCGATCAAATCAACCGCGCCCTGCGTTTGTTGGGGGTTCTGGCAGAAGGTGAGACTACTTCGGCGTCAGTGATGCAAGACTCGCTGATGGCAATGAATCAGATGATTGATTCGTGGAACACTGAGCGGTTGTCGGTGTTCAGCACACAAGATCAGGTCTTTAACTGGCCTCCAGATTTAATTACTCGGACGCTTGGCCCTACGGGTGATTTTGTAGGTAGCCGCCCAATCTTAGTGGATGACGCGACGTATTTCCGCGATGCAACTACAAACGTCAGCTACGGCATCAAGCTAATCAATCAGCAGCAGTACGACGGCATTGCGGTCAAAACGGTAACGTCTACTTACCCGCAGGTTATGTTTGTGAACATGACCTACCCCAACATTACGATGACAATCTACCCTAAGCCCACAAGGGTTTTGGAATGGCACATTGTCAGCGTTGAGAAGTTGTCCGAACCGGCAACGCTGGCAACTATTCTTGCTTTCCCACCAGGGTACTTGCGGGCGTTTACCTACAATCTGGCAATGGAAATTGCGCCTGAGTTTGGTGTTGAACCATCGCAGCAAGTCATGCGGATTGCCATGACCAGCAAACGCAACCTCAAGCGCATCAACAACCCTGACGATGTAATGTCGATGCCTTACGCAATCGTTGCGACGCGCCAGCGGTTCAATGTGTACGCAGGGAACTACTAATGAAAACGCCGATTCTGGGATCGGCGTATGTTGCTCGGAGCATCAACGCTGCCGACAACCGCATGGTCAATCTTTTTCCTGAGATTGTTCCCGAAGGCGGCAAAGAACCCGCTTTCCTAAATCGCGCTCCCGGCCTGTCGCTGCTCGCCACTGTTGGTACTGGTCCCATTCGGGGGATGTGGACGTTCAACGGTGTTGGATACGTTGTCAGCGGGTTGCAACTCTACAAGATTACCAACAACTACGTTTCTACATTGTTGGGTACGGTATCCGGCACAGGTCCGGTTAGCATGGCTGACAACGGTACGCAACTCTTCATTGCTTGCGGCGGTCCCAGTTACATCTACAACAACAGCACAGGCGGATTTGGGTCAATCACCGATCCAGACTTCCCTGGCGCTTTGACCGTTGGTTATCTTGACGGGTATTTTGTTTTCATTGAACCCAACAGCCAGAAAGTCTGGGTGACTGCGCTGTTGGAAGGTACGTCGGTTGATGCGTTGGATTTTGCCAGCGCAGAAGGGTCACCAGACGGTCTGGTCAGCATGATCGTTGACCACCGCGAAGTTTGGCTGTTTGGAACCAACTCGGTTGAAGTTTGGTACGACGCGGGCAACGCAGACTTTCCGTTGCAACGCATTCAAGGCGCGTATAACGAAATTGGCTGCGCTGCAACATTCTCGGTTGCCAAGCTAGACAACGGTTTGTTTTGGTTGGGCGCTGACGCTCGCGGACAGGGCATCGTCTATCGAGCCAACGGCTACACCGGCCAGCGGATCAGCACGCACGCGATTGAATATGCAATCGCACAATATGGCAACATTAGCAATGCGATTGGCTACACATACCAACAAGAAGGCCACGCTTTCTACGTCCTGACGTTCCCATCTGCTAACGCAACGTGGGTGTACGACGTATCCACACAGGCGTGGCATGAGCGGGCGGCGTTTTCTAACGGTCTGTTCTTGCGGCATCGTAGCAATTGTCAGATGGCGTTTAACAGCAAGATCGTTGTCGGCGATTTTGCTAACGGCAACTTGTACGCTTTTGATCTAGACATTTATGCTGACAACGGCGCGCCACAAAAATGGTTGCGGTCTTGGCGGGCGTTGCCTACGGGGCAAAATAACCTAACTCGTACAGCACACCATAGCCTACAACTAGATTGTCAAAGCGGTGTTGGTGTAAACAATAGTGCTGGTGGAGAGTTAACTTATTTGTTAACTGAAGACGGCTTGTTTCTTACGACCGAAAATGGCGACTATTTGGTATCCGTTGAGGGTGGGCAGTTAACTATTGGTTCTGACCCCCAAGTCATGTTGCGCTGGTCTGACAATGGTGGGCACACTTGGTCTAATGAGCATTGGTCACCGCTTGGGAAAATTGGCGTTTATCAACACCGCGTGTTCTGGCGGCGGCTTGGCATGACGCTTAAATTGCGCGATCGGGTTTACGAGTTGTCTGGTACAGATCCAGTTAAGATCGCAATTATGGGTGCTGAACTGCACTTGAGCGGGACAACTGCGTAATGCCCGTAATCAATAACATCACCCAGATCCCCGCGCCCCGGGTTGATTTTATTGACCCGCGAACCGGGCTAATGTCGCGCGAGTGGTACAGATTTTTTTTGAACCTGTTTACGTTGACCGGTTCCGGTTCAAACGATACGGCAATTGAATACTTAAACTACGTTCCGATTCCGCAACCCTCTATTGAAAATGTCAACGATTTTCCAAATGATCAATCGGCAATTCAAGACATTTACGCTCAGATAAATGATTTGGCTCTAGGCCCAATTGGGCAGCCAATACCAACTGGCGGCGTTACCCAAGTTAACACCGGTACGGGCTTGACCGGCGGTCCAATCGTTACGACCGGCACAATCAGCATTGACAACACGGTTGTCACGCTGACGGGAACGCAAACGCTGACCAACAAAACAATTACGGGGCTTGCCAGCGGGTCAACGGTCAGAGACAGCAACGGCAATCTATATGAGTTTGGTTTTCGTACTATGCCGCAGTCAAGCAACACCAGCGGGACGCTGGTTTTGTCAGATAGCGCCAAACATCTTTATGTGGCTGGGAATGTCACTGTCCCTCCCAACAGTAGCGTGGCGTTTGAGATTGGCACGGTCGTTAGCGTTGTCAGCAACGCGACAGCGTTAATCATTCAAGCCGGATCTGGAGTTACGCTAAAACTTGCAAACTCAGCGTCTACCGGCAACCGATCACTTGCGTCAAACGGTGTCGCCACTATGATCAAGGTCGCAAGCGACACTTGGTATGTATTTGGCGTCGGTGTGACATGAGTGGCTTTCTTGGAATGCTTAATTATGCGTCTGGGGGTGCGCCCACCCCAGGCAATTCGCAATACATTGCGTACTCAGGATCTGCATCTGCTGGCGCAACGGTTGGCGTTTTTCCTTGGAGTTCGGCTTCTGGGTTTGGAACGGTTTACAGCAACCCAGCAGCAATAGCCTCGATCACCATACAACAAGTTTCATTTGCAAAAAACAACTCCGCAATCGCCGTATCGTTTTCAGTATCACCTTATTTGTATGCATGGCCTTGGTCAGCGTCTGGGTACGGAACCCAATACGCTAACCCGTCTAGTCCGTTAAACCCAACCGGAACACCGGGAGGGTTTGTTTGGACAGAAGCCGTAGACGCGCTTATTACCTCTAATCAGCCGCCCATATCGTTTCCGCAAGCGTGGGCGTGGAGTTCTGCTTCTGGTTTTGGAACCAAGTACGCTAACGGCACCGCAATCATTAACACCGGGGCGGGTGTGGGCGGCGTTTCGCTTAACGGCGATAACAGTTTGGTTGCGTTTAATTTTTCGTCCGCACCTTCTGTTAGGCTGTACCCTTGGTCATCGGCGTCTGGGTTTGGGACCGCGTATTCTAATCCGTCAACCGGATTTACCGGCAACACTGCACGCCAGAGAATTTCGTTTAACAAAGTTACAAATGATTTGGCGCTTGGTACGGCACTTAACCCGTACATCACTGCTTACGCGGTTAGCAGTTCTGGGTTTGGTTCAAAATACGCCAACCCAGTTTTGGACAATGTTCCAAAAAACTCCATAGAATTTAACTCAGACGGAACTTATTTGGCAGTAGGAACTGGTGATACAACTCCTATTTTTGTGTACCCTTGGAGTTCTGGGTTTGGCGCTAGAATTTTTAGCCCTACTTCAACCAGCGCGTCTACCGTAAACTGGTCAAGCACGGGAAGCGAAATTGCCAAAAACGGCACTCCTATCAACGCTTGGCCTTGGAGCGCGGGGTTTGGCACGCAGTACGCAAACCCTTCCCTTAGTGCAAGTACCCCTAACTGTGTGTCTTTCTCTGACAAATGAAAATGATTACTAACGACGAAAAACTATCTGCCGCAGTCATGAACGCCTACTATCGTGAGGTAGAAATCTACTCATACCAGGTGAACATTGACAACTACTCTGCTATGCTACTAGCGTTGCCCTTGGATGATTGGCCGCAAAATTGGGTGGCGTTCAAAGGGGTCAAGATTGACGAACTTCCGCATTCCTTGTCAGATGAAGACGTTCAATCAATCAGTGATTACCAGTACCGCGACCGTTTGCGCTCTTTAATCAGGACCGAACGGGCAGAGCAAAACAAGACTATTCGGATCAGGGACGTTCTAAAGACTCAGATTGGCGACAACTACGACGCGCTGGTTTTGGCGTATAAGGCAGCACAACCATGACTGTTACCGTAAAAGTATTGATCCCAGCGAAACTGGCTGAGTCAAGCCAAACGACTCAGTACACTGCCGTCGGCGTCACCACGCTAATTGATAAATTTACCGCGACCAATTTCAGCGCGTCAGCGGCAACGATTAGCGTCAACTTGGTCACAGTAGCAGACTCTGCTGGCAATCAAAACTTGATCGTCAAAGCCAAAACGCTGCAACCATCAGAAACGTATACGTTTCCAGAAATCACTGGTTCGGCGCTAGGCCCTGGCGGGTTTATCAGCACCATCGCGGGAACGGCGTCAGCAATCAACATTCGGTCTAATGGGCGGGAGATTACATAATGGACTTAACAGTTCAAAATGACCCAGCCAAAGTAAAATTTCGGCAAGACATTTTGGTTGTTCAGAACGGTCTGCAAAAATTAATTGACGCCGGTCATGTTGAGTCAGTGGCAGATCAATGTACGCTTAAACATTACTTTACGCCTAAAGACGAAAAGTACGGGTGCTGCACCTACGCCAGAGAAATTTTTTTGCCGAAGGGCAGCGTTGTCATTGGTAAAATTCACAAGCACCAGCACTTGAACTTTATCAGCAAAGGTAAAGTTAAAGTTGTCACTGAGTTTGGTGAAAAGTATCTTGAAGCGCCGTGTACGTTTATTTCTGAAGTTGGGCTAAAACGCGCTGTGTACGCTGAAGAAGATACTGTCTGGACTACGGTCCATCTGACTCAGTTTGATAACGAGGCAGAACTTGGTCAAATTGAACAAGAAGTAATCTCCCCTACGTATGAAGAAATGGGGTTGATTGGTTCGACTGAAAAATTGTTGAAAGGGGAAAAATCATGACTTGGGTAGCAACTGCGGTTGTTGGGAGCGCGGTAATCGGCGGCGTTGTGGCTTCTGATGCGGCTAGAAAGGCTGGAAATATTCAAGCCGACGCGAGTAAAGCCGCGCAAGATGCTCAAGAGCGGATGTATGAAAAGCAAGTTCAGCTAAACGAACCTTTTCGGCAAGCTGGCCTTGCGTCTCAAAATCGTTTGATGACGTTGTTAGGGATTAATTCTACCGCCGGATCCGAATTTGTCACGGACCCAAACTCTCCTGACTTTGGTAAATATGCTCGAGATTTTGGCGCAAAAGATTTTGAGACAGACGCTGGCTACGCTTTTCGATTGTCAGAAGGCATGAAAGCACTGGACCGCACTGCTGCTGCGCGTGGTGGGCTGTTGTCCGGCGCTACGCTAAAAGGGGCGCAACGATTTAACCAAGGTTTGGCTTCGCAAGAATACGAAAACGCTTATAACCGTTACCAGACCAACCGTGCTAATCAGTTAAACCCGCTTATGGGTTATGCAACTGGTCCAGGTATGTCGGCAACGGCTGCGTCTTCTAACGCGGCGCAGAATTTTGGGGCGCAAACCGGCCAAAATCTGCAAGACATTGGAACCGCCCGCGCGTCTGGTTATCTTGGAGCGGCCAACGCGCTGTCTGGCGCGTTAAACAGTGCCGGTAATGCTTATTTGTACAACAACCGTACAAACGCGCTGGCTAATATGTACAACGTGCTTCCCGGCGGCGTTGGACGCCCATACTAAGAGGCAATCATGGCACTTCGACCTCTTGACCCGTCAATCGTTAATTTCTATCAGCCGCCTAAGTTAAACCTGCCTGATCCCGTGCAGGATTTGGCTCAATTTTCACAAATTACAAACGCCCAAAACCAAAACGCCTTGGCTCAGTACACTCTTGCCGCAGCGCGACGCGGGGAAGAGACAGAGAACGCGCTGAACAAAGCGTACATGGAAGCGTACAACCCGCAAACAGGCCAAATTAATTTGGCGTTATTGCGCGGCAAACTGGCTACCGCTGGCGTTGGATCAAAACTTCCTGCAATTGAAAAGCAACTTGCGGAAGTTGAAAAAGAACAACTTGCTCGTAAAGAACAACTTGGAAAAGTTGTAAACCAAAGATTTGAACAATCAAAAGGATTGCTGGCTAGTGTAAAAACGCCAGAACAATACATTGCATGGCATGAAGCCAATCATTCCGATCCTATTTTGGGCGAATATTTGAAAAGCCGAGGCGTGACCGCTGAAAGTTCTCGCGCTCAAATTATGGCTGAACTTGCCCAACCTGGGGGATTGGAGCGTTTAATTGCAAGAAGCGCAACTGCGTTGGACAAAATGCCGGCGTTGTTAGATCAAGAACGTGAACGTGCTGTTCTTGATGGACGCGCACCCACGCAACCAATGGCTGCGCCAGCTACCAATGCTTTGGCCCCAACCGCGCCACAACCGCAAACAGTTAGCAACGCAATGATTGCGCCTGTACAAACTGCCGCCGTTCCAACACCGGCTGTTACGGCTATGCCAGCGGTATCTGGGTTGCAAGGTGAACTAAGCAAGGTCAATGACGAAATTGCAAGACTTCAAAGCTCTGGTTTCGCTGGACTTTCTGGTGTTCAAGCAAGAATTAAAGCTCTTGAAGACCAAAAAGCAAAGTTGTTTACGGCTATCACCCAAGAAAGACAGGCTGATACTTCTGCTCAACAAGCCAAATTAGCTGCCGATCGTTTGGCATTTGACCAATTAACAGCAGCAGATTTCAAAAACACCCCTGCTGGTGTTGTTAGGATTGATAAAATTACTAGCAAAACAGAAATTGTTAAAGATGCGAATGGCAGACCAGTCATGGACGTTTCTGCCGCTCAAGCAGAAGAAACTCGTAGAGCCAATCTTGAACAAGAAAGAGTTGCTAGGTTTAACGCAAAGATTGCATCGGACCGGCAAAAACTTGAGCAATACAAAGTTGACAACCCAGAAAAAGAAATTAAAGAGGCAGACGGGGTTTTTGTTGCAGTTGATAAAAGAACCGGAAAAGGCACACCTATTACAGTCGGCGGCAAACCATTGGAATCTGGTAAGGCATTGAATGAATCGCAAGGCAGTTCGGTAGCTTATGGCATACGGATGAAAGAAGCCAATTCAAATATTGAAAGACTTGCAGGCGAAGGGACCGAAATGGCTGCAATTGGCGCTGGCACTCGATATGGGATTGGTGGACTTGTCAACGCGGCGACGGCAAGTCCGCAGCAGCAACAATTTCAACAAGCAAAACGTAACTTTATTACCGCAGTTCTGCGTAAGGAATCTGGCGCTGTAATTGGTCAAGATGAATTTGAAATGGAAGATCAAAAATATTTTCGTCAAATTGGCGACAGCGATGCCGTTGCGGCACAGAAAAAACAAGCTAGGCAGACTGCCATCCGAGCAATGGAAATTCAAGCTGGCCCAGGTGCTAAAGAGATTCAAAAATTTGAACCTCGCGGTTCTTCTTCTGGTGCTGCAACTGGTGCTGACCCGCTTGGGTTATTTGGGAAAAAATAATGCCTTCAATTCTGGAAATCCGTGAAAAATTTCCGATGTATTCGGAAGTTCCAGATTTGGAATTGGTTGATGCGCTGCATCAAAAATTCTACTTGTCAATTCCAAAGGCAGATTTTTACAAGCAAACCGGAATCGCGGGGACCGCAAGTCAGATCCCAGGGACAATTACGCTGCCGCCAAAGCCAGAGAAAGAATCTTCTTTTATGGCTCGCGTGGCTGGCCTTCCAGAAACCGCTGCGACCATTATTTCTGGTGGAACTAGTGGGTTAGCAGGGCAAGTCGCTGGTATTTTTGGCGGTAAGTTGGGTCAAGGCCCAAACGTCAAGTTGGCCGAAAAGGTCATGGAGGCTGGAACGTACCAGCCTAGTGGTGCCGGCGCACAAGCCAACCTTCAATCACTTGGTGCTATAGGTTCTGCGCTGCCTGGGTTTATTCCAGTTGTTGGTCAAGCCGGACAAGTTGCACAAGGATTTAACGCGCTTGCCGCACGAACTACGCCAGCAGCGCAACGCGCCGTTCAAACGGTGCAGAACGCTCTTGTACGGACGCCAGAACCTCAAATGGCTGGTGGTGGCGCGGCTTTGACGCAAGAGGCATTGTTGCGGGCAGAGCGCGCCCAACGTCAGGGCATCCCGCTGACTAAGGGCGAGCAAACTCAAAGTTTGGCCCAACAGCAACTTGAACAAGATTTGCTAAAATCAAATAAGCCTCAGTTGGTAGCACCACTTACCAACCTTAAGCAACAGCAACAAGAAGCAATCGGTAAGCAGTTTCAAAAACTAACCGAGGCAACTGGCTCAACCGTGGCTGATGTTGACCCAATTTATCTGCGCGACGTTGGCAAGATTGTTGATAAGCCGTTGATGGCAGAGTACGAAAAATCAATTGCCAATTATCGCAGCAAATACGACGCAGCAGACAACGCTGGCGAGACTTTGCAAGAGGTTCCGTATCAAAATCTTGTTGATTACATCAACAAGCAAACCGCAACAACCAGAACTTCTCTTGCCCCGATTTTGCAAGATACGCTTGAGCAACTCAAGATTAACGATCCAAACGGAACTGGCAACATTTCCATTCGGGCGCTTGAGGATGTGTACCAAAACATCGGCAAGAAAGCGCAACCAGGGACGCCAAACTCAACTTACGGCAAAGACCTAAAAAATCTGATTGATCAAACAACCGAAGGCGCTGGCGGCGATCTGTACAAAGAAGCTCGCGCTGCTCGCCGTCAGTTTGCCAAAGAGTTTGAAGACGTTGCAGCCGTTGCCAAACTGGTTGGAAGCAAAGGCGAAGATCGCCTTGTCCGATTGTCTGACGTTTTTGACAAAGTGGTTCTTGGCAGCACCAAAGAAGATGTTCAGCACATCACCTCATTGCTCAAACGCGCCGGCCCAGAGGGTCAACAAGCAATCAACGAACTAAAAGGTCAGACCGTCCAATGGCTTAAAGGTCAGGCGACCGGCGTAAACGGCATTACCAAGTTTGACAACTTCCGCAAGGCAGTTGACAAGTTGGAACGTGAAGATAAATTGACTGAGTTGTTTGGCAAGGATGGGCGTGAGCAGATTCTTGATCTACGCGATACGGTCAAAGACGCAATGGTCAAACAACCTGGCGCTGTCAACTATTCCAACACGGCCAGCGCACTAATGCGCGGTCTTGAGAATATTGCTTTGCGTGTCCCTGGTGCCAAAACAGTTGCAGAACTGCGTCAAGACTACAAAACCAAAAAACAAGCCAAAGAAGCCGCAACCTTCAACGCCTTAGCCCCCGCCAACCAAAACAAATTGGTCCCATGATGGTTACTCTCACCGAAGTTGATCACAAAATTAACGCCCACGTTGATGTCTGCGCCGTAAGGTACGAAGGCATCGAAAAGGAAACCAAAGGCATCCACGCCCGAATCAAGCGGCTGGAACAGATTTTGATCTCAGGTGGCGGGGCGATTATTTTATTGCTGGTTACGATGCTGACCAGAGGTCATTAAACGGTAATCGTCATTTCGTAAGATGAAGTTCCTTTTCTTGGAGCCTGACATGAAAGACGACATTCTTGACGCGATCAATGACTCTGAACCAGTTGATGCCTTGAACGCTCTGTTCTCGGTGGCGTTCCTTGTTGCTAAAGCATCGAACATCAACGAGTTCACCCTGTCCTCGCTGTTCTCTTCAACCGCCGACGCACTCTTCCAAGCCCACGCTAATGACGAAGTGGAAGCCGAAGAAGTTGAGGCCGAAGAAGTTGACGAACAGACCGACGAGTAATAGTTAGGCCCCCCGACGACCTCGGGGGGTCACCTAACCGCAACAAAACTGTGATATTTGCTGTGGTTCTTCTACAAGGATGAAGAATCATGAAAATGAAAATTACAGACGAAGAATTTTTGCGGTTATGGAACGAACACAAATCACCGCTTAAAGTAGCCAAAGCAACTGGCCTTTCTGAACGCCGCGTCCACACTCGGCGGCGTTCACTAGAAAGTAAGTTAAAAATCAACTTACTGAGCGGCAAACCAGTACACATTCAAAAAGCGCGGCACGAGGCTGGCCTGACTGATGGCATCGCCATCATTTTCTCCGACGCGCACTTCTGGCCCGGCATCCGCACAACTGCTTTCAAGGGCTTGCTATGGGCAATAAACGAACTTAAACCGCACGTTGTCATAGCCAACGGCGATATTTTTGACGGAAGTTCGATCAGCAGACACGCCAGAATAAATTGGAGCGCGGTCCCAAACGTCCAGCAGGAATTGAAAGCGTGTCAGGAAGCACTCAAAGAAATTGAAGACGCTTGCGAGAAGGCCCGCCATCACACCCAACTAATCTGGCCGCTAGGTAATCACGATAGCCGGTTTGAAACGCGCTTGTCCGAGGCTGCACCTCAATTTGAAGGCGTCGGCGGCACGGCGCTCAAGGATCATTTTCCCAAATGGCATCCGTGCTGGAGTTGTTGGCTGTCAGATAACGTAGTGGTCAAACACCGCTACAAGGGAGGCATTCACGCTACCCATAACAACACGGTTAATTCTGGAGTCACAACTATCACTGGGCATCTGCACAGTCTTAAATGTACGCCGTTTTCGGATTTTCGAGGCGTCCGTTGGGGCGTTGACACCGGAACATTAGCGGAAATTGACGGACCGCAGTTTATTGACTACCTTGAAGATGGTCCGGTCAACTGGCGCAGCGGGTTTGCCGTAGTAACGATGAAAGACAGCAAACCGCTCTGGCCTGAGTTGGTCAGCAAACACGCTGAAGGTATAATTGACTTCCGTGGTCAACTTATTGATGTGAGCGAATTCTAATGGCTGACTTCAACGCTGCTTTTGAACAGATGATCCGCGACGAAGGCGGCTACGTCTTACACACTATTCCCGGTGATACGGGTGGGATGACCTATGCTGGAATCGCACGAAACAAAAACCCCCAGTGGGGCGGGTGGAACCTCATTGATCACAAAGAAACCAACAATCCGCTCCTTACTGGGATGGTACGGGGATTTTATAAGACTGAGTTTTGGGATCGTTTACGAGGGGATGAGATTACGAACCAAACTGTTGCGGAATCGGTTTTCAACTTCGGTGTAAACACCGGCTTGTCAGTTGCGGTCAAGCTCGCGCAGTTGATTGTGGGTGCTACGCCAGACGGCGCAGTTGGCGACAAGACCGTAGAAAAGTTCAACAATGTTGAACCAGAAGCGTTTAGAAAATCTTACGCGCTGGCGAAGATTACGCGCTACGCTGACATCTGCAACAAGAACCGTACCCAGTCTAAATTTTTATTAGGCTGGATTAATCGCACTCTGGCGGGGCTTAAGTAATGGACCTGATCGGAATAGGGAGCATCATTGAAGGCGTGGGCAAGGTCGCGGGCGACCTCATTACGACAGACAAGGAACGCCTTCAAATGGCGTTGGAAGAGCGCAAGCTCGACCTTGAAGAAAAGCGCATTGACCAAGCTACAGACCTCGCGCAGGTGGACATCAATAAAATTGAAGCGGCGTCTAATAGCGTATTTGTCAGTGGCTGGCGTCCTGCTGTGGGCTGGGTTGGGGTTGCAGGTCTGGCTTACCAGTTTCTTGGCTACCCTCTGATGCAATGGGTCTGGGCTTTCGGGCAGGGCGTGGACTTGATCCCGAAGGGTCTGGCCGCACCGCCAGACCTCCAAGTTGAACAGTTGATGACTTTACTCGCCGGTTTGCTTGGTTTCGGTGGAATGCGAAGTTTTGAGAAATCCAAGGGCGTCGCGGCGAAGTAGGTCGCGGTAGGCGTTAATTGCTGATTTTAGGTCGGCGTTTAGCGCCTCAATCTCTGCGTTAAGCAGGTTCATGCGTTCGGTTGATTCTTTGGCAAACTGCACAAGGTTTTCGTACTGCCACGTTTCAAAATTAGCCATGCGTTTCCTCAAGAAGTGTAATTGAGTATTCTAGAAAATTTTCCTTCGGTAAATTTCTGAGGAAATATACCGGGTCTGGTTCGTTTTTAAACTGATGCGGGCGTTCCGGCCCTACAATCGCAAAATACGACCAAATGTCACCTTTGGACGTAGTGACCATGCGACGGTCAATTGATCCCTTTTCAAAAAGATGCCTTAATTTGCCGTTAAGGGTTGGCCTTGTTAAATGCGGAAACCGCATCTGAGGTACGGTCTTTTCACCGTTCTCAAGCAAGAATTGAACAATTTCATTTGTCATTAAATTATCTCAAAATAGTGCGTCCGGTACGCCGGACAAATCTAGTTTTGGTTTGCGGGGTAGTTTGCGAACGATGTGAGGGTACGGCGGCATATGCCATACCCACCGGATCACCTTGCCCTCATCGTCAAGGATGCCGTATCTCATAGCCAACTCCCCTGCAAAACATACGCCTTCTTGCCCATTTGGCGCACATCAATCTGGCGCACCTTGAGCTTTAGTTTCTTGGCGTAGTACCGAGCACGGCCCAGTGATGGAGTACGGATGAAGTTCTTACCGCCGCCTTTTTGATAAGCAATCCACCGGCACATAACGTAATACTGTTTCTTAGGGAGGCACTTCATTTCTCTCCCCTTGCGCGGATACCGGCTGCAAACACATGGTCAAACCCATAAAACACATACTGCTCTTCACAGAACTTGGCGCACTCCTCCCGTTCCCGCTCCGCAGCTTGCCACTCTAATTCCTTCAATAGGTCTTCAATCGTGTCGCCATGCCCCGACGCGTAACTGCGTTCGACCATCCAATTAGCCACCTTCTCCCGCTCATGCGCGGCGACAAGGTTGGCGAAGCGTTCAAGTTCGTGGGAATACACGTTGCGTGGATCTACCGTATCTGATTGAGATGCCAAACGAATGCCAGCCTCCCGCGCCATACGGATGATGTCTTCGCGGGTCATTTCCAACTTCCACCCCGCGCAGCCATTTGACCAGCCAAGAACGCAGCCTTGTACGCCCCGTCGTGCGTATTTGATCTCATCAACTGTTCTTTAAGATGATTGATCTCAGTTTGAGATTGTTTGGTTGCCTCCTCCCAAGCTGCCTCCCATGCTTCCCACATAGGTGCTTCCCTTGGGTCATAACTACCAGCGGGAATGGTCTTGTGAATTACAGACCACCATTTACGCCACGCTTCTGTTTTAGTCATAGTCTTGCCTTTATCAAGATTTTGAGTTCTGAACTGCTAAACAAACGATCTTTGCCTTGAAAAATAATCTTTTCTGTCCATGGCCTTGACCATAGGCATTGAAGCTCTGGAAGCACACGGGAGTTGAGCAACTCTTCGGTTGTGTACGTAACCATACCCAATCCCACCCATTTGTGCGGCTCAACATAATGCGGAACCACAATTTCATCGCTGTTAGGCAACCTAAACACAGGCTCTAGGTTGTAATCTGTATTGCGTTGATTTTGTTCTGCAAGGCTAGATTTAACTTTAAATTCTGGTTTTTGTTTCTTGGTCACTTCTGCTCTCCGATTTTGGTTTTGGCATCGTCAAACCCGTACCCCACAATGACCCGATGCCCGCAGCCCTGTAAGTAATTGATCCAGTCTTTCTGCTCTGGTCGTATTACACCTCCTTTCTGGCGTTTCATCTCAATCCACAAACCCCATAAGGGGACAAACAAATCAGGAACTCCGGCGCTAACACCCTCTGCCTTTAACCTACTTGCCACACTAATGCTGCGCTTCTCACCGTTAGGGATAGCAAAAATCCGCACATCTGGATAAGTTTGCCGAAACCAGCGAACCAGTTCGCGTTGCTCTTCATGCTCGGTTGGCATCACCATTTGCGCTTCACCACTCGATAGAATTTTCCATCGCGTTTGTACTCAATGGATACTGGGGGAAACCCTTGGTTCATCTGCGCCACCACATAATCAACCGCGTCTGACTCGGCTACCTCGTTGATCTGGTTCAGAACAGCCTGGGCCTTGTTGGCAATGTAGTACAGCGTACCCAAGGCCTTCTCGCCAGCAAAACCAGAGTGCAATATCGGAAGATATTCGGTGATAGGCGAATCGCTTAAACCACCGTAGTAGGTGATTGACACCATTAGCTTGCCGCTGGCCTGACTAACGTGACGCCGCCAAGACCAATCGGTAACCGCCATCTCGGTCCCGCTGTCGCCCATAATGTCGTCATGCTGTAACTTCAACTTCTTAGGCTCAACAGCGGGAAAATCCGTCCCGCAAGCGGGGCATACGCGCACCGCCAGCGCACATATTTCGTTGCAGTTGTCGCATATTTTGATCGGTGCAACACCGTCGCCCGTTCCTCCCTTTTTGGGAGCTTGGACGTTAGTGATCGGGCCATGCGTTGCCACCACCTTGGCAAAATCCAAAACCAAACAATGATCTGTGTGGCTCTTGGGGCGCATCCCTCGACCGGCCATCTGGATGTACAACCCAGGCGACATTGTTGGGCGCAACATGGCAATCAGGTCAATGTCTGGGTAGTCAAAACCAGTGGTTAGCACGTTGGCGTTAGTCAACGCCTTGATCTTGCCGGTCTTAAATTCCTCAATAATCTTCTCGCGTTCTTTCTTGGGCGTGTCGCCTGTCACGCACTTGGCCGGTATGCCCCAATAGTTAAGGATCTCGCAGACGTTCTCAGCGTGAGATACACCCGTGCAGAAAAACAACCAGTGCTGCCGGTCTTCTGCCAGAGCAATCACCTCTGATACGACTCGGACATTCTGGTCTTTGGTGTTGACCGCCTTCTGCAACTCGCCTTCCACAAATTCACCACCGCGCTTGGCAACGCCTGTTGTGTCCAACGCGGTAGATGTAATCTTGGATCGCAGCGGGGCCAGATGCTTCTTAAAGATCAACTCTTCAATAGTCACCGGTTCAATCAAAGCGTTAAAGATCGCCGGCTCATCCGTGATCATGCCGTGGCCTAACCTGTACGGTGTAGCTGTTAGGCCAATGACCCGCAGGTTAGGGTTGATGCGTTGAAGCTGGCGTAGCAGGTCACGATAGCCGCCCGTGTTCTTATGGTTTACTAGGTGGCACTCGTCAATGATCACCAGATCAACGTAGTCAATTTGCGCCGCCTTGTCCCGCACCGACTGAATGCCAGCAAACGTGATTGGCTGGTGCAGTTCACGCCGCCCTATGCCCGCGCTGTAAATGCCAAGCGGGGCGTCAGGCCAATGTGTGTACATTTTCTCGGCGTTCTGTTCAATTAGCTCCTTAACGTGGGTCAACATAAGAACTCGCGTCTCAGGCCATTTGGTCAACGCATCTTGGCAAAGTGCGGCAACAAGGTGGCTTTTGCCTGAGCCTGTTGGCAGCACTAGACATGGGTTGCCTTTGTAGCCAGCAAGAAACCAGTTGTACAAGTCGGTAATGGCCCGCTGCTGGTAGTCACGCAAGATCATCCCATGATCCTTGCATCAAACATCTTGCGAAACTCAATCATGCCTTCGTCAGATTCGGCACAAGCTTCGGCGTTAGCGACCAACTCCTTGGACCCATACACACCATCTCCAGGCTCGCCGTTAACCACTTCCTTGCCCTTGATGACATAGATCGTCTGCCACTGGTCACCGGCTTCCTTGCGCTGCCACGGGACCATATCGGGATGCAGGACATGGCTACCGCAACCCTCACGCTGCCATTCCACGGGTATCTCGCTACCTGCGTGGCGCTCGCAGATCCACTTGGAGTTTTCAGTCGCGGTGCTATGGGCGCAGGTGCGGCAGTTGACCTGTTTGGTCAGGCGGTCGCCGTGGCAGAACTCATGAGCAGGACACCACTTGCATTGATACCAACTTGGATCGGCGCTTAACGGCTCTGGCATCCGATCAGATAGGGCTATGCGCTTGCCACGGGCTATTGCGTTTTCGGCGACGCCTTTGTCGTACTCCACCCGCTCTGTGTAGAGTCGGTCGTCATCTTTGCAGACAGCCACATACAACGCGCGGTCAATACCAGTGCCGTGCATATAAGACTGCATTTGCACAAAGTGATCAAACTTGGCGCGCTCCACACCCTTGTCTTCAACCTGCTCGAAGCTCTTTTTGTTGTGGGTTTTATACTCACAAACGTGTTTCTTCTGTGGCGCTCCCGGCACTCCAGATATTGCGATGTCATCTATGCTCCCGCTAATGTGGCAACCAAAGTCCACCCGTTCTTGCGCCGTTCCTGGTTTGAACTGGATGCCAATGGCTTGCAGATCATCTTTGATCGTGGCTTCTTCATTCTGGCCGCGACGAAACATACGCAACACGCGACCTTCAAACTTATTTGCCACCGCCCATCTAAACGACAGCCATAGCCAACGGTCGCAAGGGTGACCCAATTGGCTTGCACCAAGATGTGCCCTTGGCTTCTCTGGCTTGTCTGCGTGGTGTTGGTCGATTAGTTCTGGGATGCTATACTGAGCGTCAGGGATTTTCATTTCGTGCTCTCTCCTTGGTATCTTTGCCCCGGCACTCCACCGGGGCATTTTTTTGCCTGTTACTTCTTGGCCCAGGGTGGTGCAGCCTTCACACCGGCAGCGGGAACTGATGGTGCAGCCTTGGGTGCAGGTGCAGCACCGCCAGACAACGACTTAAACCCGCGCACTTCGTTGCTGTTGCCATACTGCTCAGAAATCCGAATATCCAGTTTGATTGACAAGTTGCCGCCAATCATCTGGTCCGTATCTTTAAGCGAAGTCAGGCCAATCGCCCGCATGATCTCGCCCAACTGCTGGCGACCGATCTCCTCGGCCTTTGGGTTGGCGTTGCGTACATTTAGGTTGCCAAACACCACGCGCCCTTGGTGCGTCGGGCCTTGGATGTCGTAGCGGATCTTGATGTACTTGCCATTCCCCATCTTCGTAGGCATCACTTCTGCGTTAGAGATTGTTGCGGTGTACCAGCCAGCGGGCAGGGGTTCAAAGTTGCGCTCCGACTGGGGCAGCGAGGCAACGTCATAAGTTTCGTCTAAAAGCATTTCACTTCCTTGTGATTGTGAACGATGGGCGACCGGGCTTGGCAGTTATTGCTGCCGCAAACGGTTTGGTAATTGACTCGTCTGTTGCCTTCCAGACGGTCATATTGATCTCGGGTTTCCAACGGAACACCGTAGACAGATGATCTTCACTACCTGTTTCATGGGCGATGACTAGCAACTTGTCAGCGTTGACCGTGCGGTTAACCCGACCTTCAATCTTAATTGCAAAAGGTGACCCGACTTGCACTACGTTTTCAGTACCCTCAAACGTCTCTGGGAAATTAACCTTCTTGACAATCTCGTCCTCGATCTTGCGCCGTTTCTCAACGGCCACCTTCTCGGCTTCCTTGTAGCCGATCCAACGCTCGGCCAGTTCGTCCAAGGTGATGTCGTCAAACACTCTCATGATCCAATCTTCCTTATGATGTCGCCGAGATCGGCGTCTTCCCACACTTCCAACTTGCCGCTACGGTCCTTGGCAAGCCACAACCCATCGCCATCGGTCATCAATGCACGGCGGGTGTTGCCCTCAGCGTCCTTCTCAACCCGCAGGGCCAGCACTTCATCGAAGAAGTAGGGCAAGCTCTGACCAGTTTTGTTCCCCGGCATGGACGGGGCGTACAACACGCGGCCCATTTCGTCCTGAGTCTTTTCCAATTTTGCCGACATATAAACGTGCTTGCCGGGGAGATCGCGGAACGCCCGAATGACATCTGCCATCTGTTCCTGCATCGCCCCATACGCGGCCCTCGGATCTTTATTGATCTTCTTCTCAGCGTTCAGCACCACTTCGGCGATCTCGCTGATACTGTCCAGCGCCACCGACTGGAACTCGCCCGCTTCGGCGCTGCTGGTAAGCCACTTGTAAGCCTCTTGAAGCTCTGCCATGCTCGTGATTTCTATGAACGGTAGGTTGGTGTCAGCGATGCTCAACAACCCGCCCTCCGCGCTCAATATGACCGGCGTGGGAAGTGTGGGGATAAGACTGGTCTTCCCCGCTCCGGCTTGACCATAGACCAGCAACTTAACTGCTTGCGCGGTGGCTTCCTTTGTCCTCTTCAATAAAATTGCCATCAGATGCCTCCACTTAATGCAAGAAACAAGACGATGGCAGCAGATGCGCCGACCGCAATTGACGCCAATATGATGACCCAAGGCGGGTCTTCTTTATGTTCAAACTTCATGGTTACTCCTTAAGTAAAATAGCGGCGTTGTACAGACCACGGCGAGGATTATTCGCCACCACCTTGCGATGGCCGTTGACCTGCCCACCAAAGGTGAGCGTGTCAATTGACCGAAAGGTTTCCCCTTCCGTTATCAATAATTTGCCGTTAGGAAACAGCTTCACCCCTCCTTCGCTTGTGGCGGGCAATTTGTTGACATAGGAGACCTTGTCGGCCTCCTTCATCAAGCCGGTCCAATCTTTACGTTCGTAACAAGTCTGAAGTGCTTCGTTGACGAATTTCATAACATCACTATCCTTGGTTGTTGCTGCACCGTCCGGCCATCGGTTCGTGCAGTTGTTGCTACTTTGCCCGTTTAACTTTAGAGTGTCAACACAAAGTTTCAACCAAGGTGGAAAAAAAGTGACAACGAACGAGGCGATACAATTTTTTGGGAGCTTGAAGAAGCTTGCCGATGCGCTTGGAATATGGCCGCAGGTCATCTACAGGTGGGGTGAACGGCCCCCGATGGCCCGTCAATACGAGATTGAAGTCAAGACTGAGGGAAAGCTGCGTGCAGATCATGAGCAAGATTGAACCAACCATAACCAATCGAGTAGAGAGCAAGATTGAAGCCGCCCTGACTTACGCCTCGTGGGGCTGGCGAGTGTTACCCCCGATGTTACCCCCTATGTGGTCAACCGTAACGGGCGTAACCTCAACCGTAACCGGCTCAGTTACGGTTAGCAACGGCGTGTCCATCTCAATGATCTCAGCCTCGATGAGCCGTGCTTGCGCCTGGGCGAGCGCGTCCGTGATGCTGATGTTGCCGCTCACCTCGATCTGGCGCGGCGCTTCGGTCCAGCGCATCTGCGTCTTTGTCCACCAGATTAGCGACGTCACGTCGCCGGCCATCGCCT